GTAGAACCGACATATATTGAATTGTTAGTTGTATTCTTAATAGAAACTTTATCTTTATCTGCCTCATTTGCTTTTGTGTGTAGATCTAAGAGATCCTTGTTCATCTCGCTGAGTGTTTTTAGAAGGGTCGCAGCGACCTCATACGCTCTCGGAGAGTCACCTGCGGTCGCAACCCGCATAATTCCATCTACTGCGTCCATACCCGTTCCTATCAATTCCTTGATACCATCTCGGGCGGAATCAAAATCTGTATTAAGTAATTGCTCTCTTCTTTCACGTTTTAATTGAGACAATTGTTTTTTATCAACTACTGCTTCTTTTGGTGAATCTGTGGGATCATATTTTATCTCAAGTGCTTTTGATATTTTTTCTTCAGACATAATTTAAACCTCATATTACAGAAGATCCATCCGTCATTGTGATACTTCCTGTTGCAGCATTTCCTGTCCATCCAAAATCTGTAATAAAATTCGAAGGAGCAGCAGTAGAACCTAGTAAAGAATTAAAGAAATTGACTTCCGATGTTTCAATCGCCACTGGCGTTCTTTCTTTAATTTGTCCATATACATATGTTTTTGCTGTAAAATCAAATACAGATGTTATTAATCTTCGGGTAGCAAAATCACCTTCAAAGTCTTCATTTGTTGCTACAGAATTTAAAACAATAGGAACATCTACAATGCTCGACAAATTATTCATATTTAAACTTACTGTAAAATCTGGAGCAAAGTTTGGTAATATTTGTTCTACTATTTGAAGAGTATCTGTTACATTTCTTGTAAACAAATATAAATTAAAATTGATAATGTATGGAACTTCAGACCACATTGAATACTCAGTTCCATTAATTTGTTTTTTTATAAATTTTAATTTATTTACTTTTCGCGTTGGATCATACAGATATGTTGTTATATCAAATCCTAATCTTGGGAGTGTTATCTGTACATGTTGATTATCTGTTAATGCATTATCTTCTCTTAGTTTTCTTAAAAACTTCTCTTTAGGACCATAAGTTATAGGAACTCTAACTTTTTCTGTAACATTATTTGATTCGTCAAATTTAGAAAGATATATCTCGTTAAATAGCGAACCAAACGCTAAAACTAATTTTCGTATACTTTCATTATAATAACTTGAGTCTATTCCAAACATTAGTATTTACCTTCTGAGAATGGATCCTTATCCGTAAAATCAAATAGTGATCCACTTGTATTTTTGTATTGTAGTACATCATTATCTAGATTAGGTGATATAGTATTTTGTGGATCTTTCTGTACTATAATATTTGTTGCAGTAACACCAATTACAGAGAACTCTGCATTTGAATATGAGCCCTTAATAGATTGATTTCCTGTGAGGAATGTACCAGAAACATTTCCAAGATAAAGTATGTCGTAAGTGATACCATCTTGTTGTTCTATTAGAGTTGCAATTGCAGTTGCATTTGCAAGTGTCGATCCTGCACCACATATACCAGCAACTTGATATAATATTTCGCCTGCGGTATAGTAACCAACAACTGGATCGTTAGCAGTAACACCAATAAACATTTTAAGTGCATACTCTTTCTTATCACTTTCAATTATATCGATATCTGTAATTCCTGTATTAATTTCTTCATTACTATAAGTAAACATTTCGCAATCAAGAGTAAATGTAGTGAGTGCTCCAAATTGATAAAATGGATCTCTTTTATTTACTTGGTTAATTTCAAATAAAGAACCACTAAGTGGAAAATAAACTAAATCGCCTACTCTTGGAGAAACAATTTCTGAGTCTTTTGTTGTTACTTCTTGTTGAAATCTAGTTCGTGACAATATAAGAGTAACGCGATCTGTAATATTTATTCCAAATTTACTAATTATATCTGCTTGTCCATCAAACTGCATAACATTCTTTATATACATTTCGATTGTATATGCATCTGTAAATTTATTTTGTATATCTTCACCAAACAATTCATCAATGTTTACATAGTTTCTTGGTATGTAAATCATGTCTCTGCCCATAGCACGAATAGTTTCGATGGTTAAATCGTTTACTAATCGTTGCTCGGCAGTACTATCACGGAAAAAAGGATTGGTTGCCATTTAATTATCCTACCATAAAATCTACAGGTAATTCATATGCAGTTAGCATTTCTAATTCTATTGCTTGAAGTTCTACCTGTGCTTCTTGGTATATTGCTGCTCCCTTTAGGGTTATACCGCCAGGGAGCTGTACGCCGTCATACTTAGCCATGTTTGCTCCCCATTGTCTTTTTATGAGGGCTGTTAGGTACTTTTTGAGTAGACGGTCGTTATAAATTTCTGTATATTTTTCTGGATCTAGAAGAACAAACGCTTCCAAAACAATATGTTGTCCGACAACCATGTCTGCTTTTCTTCCAATAATATGAACTCGGTTAGTGACCTTGCTAAAGGTTATTGCTTTTTCTGGTTGGAAGAAATCCTGAATTAATTTGATATATCTTTTGGCAGTATCGTAAGAAGCAAGACCCATAGAAGGACTTCCACCCAATCCGCGATTGATACCAAAGTAATCTGTAAGTGCTAATTGATACCGAATATCAAACATATCGACAGAGGAGAACATACCAAATTGGAAGAGTTTAACAATACTTAATATATCATTACCAGTGGGGCCATCGCCACCAGGGCCATTTGTAGGGCCTAAAGTGGATGTATTGACATAACCATTATCGATATCTGTTTGGGTTAATTGATATTTAAAATATGCTCTTTCGACACCATCAAAGTGTCTTTCTGCAAAATATTGAAGAGCTTCGTCTAGACGATCTTCGCATTGCTGATAATCAACATTGATTTGTATGACAGGATGACCCAGATTCCTGAGTGAATAGTCAATTATTGATTCCTTAGAATTTATTGCCATTTAAAAATCTCCTTACTTATTTATAAGGAGATTTTATTATGTTATTCTGGTTTTGCCTATTCTTCTGGTTTATTTGGAGGTTCGTGTGTCGAAACCTTTACCTTTTCTAGTTCTTTGTATGATATATTTTCAATATAATATCTTCTGGTTATAGGTGAAACTGCTTCCTCTGGACTTGACGGTTTATAATTAGTAAACCCTGGCATTTGCAATGGGCAGTTTAATTTCGGATAATCTAATTTGCTGTATTCATTACCCTCAGCATTTAACCAAGTACCCTTCTTATCGCCGCATCCACATCCACCGCAGAAAAATCTACCGTCAGTGGTGCTTTGCTTTAAGTACTCACAGGGAGGTAATTGACCATTTTGATCTTTATTACCGAAACAACTCAATACTCTGAGTTGCTTGATTGGTTTATTTACTCTTTCGTTTTTAAGACCACGGGAAGTCAGAGCAGTAGCAAAACTCTGCACCATACTTATTTTTTTACTTAAAATATTAGCTTCTTTTATTTCGTCTTTACGAAACTCAGGTTCATCATTATTCATATTATTTTTCCTACAATTGCACCCCATAATATAACTCCATTTCTATTTATGTCAACAAAATTCTTCTAAAAAACAACATAGACACTCTTGTATTTACAGAAGACAATATTATTCTTCCATAATTGCTACTATCCGCAATTGACGTATATTGACAATATATTAATTTATCAGTCTTCATGGTTGATGTCATGAATGCACCAATTGGTGTAATATGTTGTTCAAATGCTCCTGTATATTTTTTATATTGATATGTAAAGAATTGTAATTCTTTCATTGATGGTAGATAAAAATCAACAAATCCTTTTCTATTTTTACCTGCAATAGTATTTGTCAATTTTGTTTTTATACCATTAAATTGTTTATTATCTCCGTAAAAATTATAGAAACCATCATAATTTGATAAATTAGTATAATTAGTTTGGGATCTTTCATCTGTATCTAAAAATCTCGTAATATATGTTGCAGGTTCGACTACTAATGCCCACTTATTATTTGATTTATTTCCAGGTCCTATTGCTTCCGAAAAATAATTTTTAGCAAAAGAAATTTGATTTGATCCATATATGGAAGATCCTTTTGGTGTTATTGGTGAACCGGGTTCAAACTTTCCAATATAGAAACCACCCTTATAGAATTCACCTATAGGAAGGTCTAATAAATCAAATTCAGTTTCAGACATAGTTTCTGGTTCTATTAATCTGCTTCCTATTTTTGTTGGAATTTGAGGGGCATATATGTGATCGCACACTTTCATATCTGTTCTCATAGGAACCCAATAATTAGAACAATCTGATTCTATTGAAAAATTACAATCATATGAATAAGTACTATTTGTTTTGTTTAGAGAATAACAACTTCCATGCTCAAAGCCTTCAAATAGTGTTGATTTTGTGGTCATCAAACTAGCAAAATTAGAAGAACCGCAATTTGCAACTGCATTTCCTAACAGATTGCCTTCGCATAATTTGTTTTTTGAATATATTGCTGGTTCATTTGAAAGTGTATATCCAAGACAATCTGAACTTTTACATACATTTTTGCATACAATTCCTGTTGGAGCATTTGCTTCATTTCTTTCCATGTAGCAGCAGGATCTTGGAATTCTTGCATCAATAGCATCGCAAGACACGTTTAATTCATTTTGTGGATATGTTTTAATACAAAATTGTCTTGCTACTGGATCAGTCATGGTGGTAGGACATTGTAAATTTGTCCACTTACCACCCAATCGATCACATTCACATTGAGTTGTGGGTGTAAGTCCTGTTGTATTAAGAGTAATCGGATTTCCGCAACTAACACTAGATCCGTCTGTATCTAAAAATGAAGAATTGCAAGAACAGCAACATCCTATTTCACCGCGTGACGGACAAGTAATTGTATCAATATCTCCATATTGAAAGTTTCCACCAAATTGAAAACATTCAACTAATGTTTTTGAAGTTTTATTTCCCAGAAAATCACAACAGACTCCATTAGATTTTAAATCACCGGAATAGTCTATTGTACTTTTTGTTCTTGTTCTAAATTGTATTGCCATATTAACTCTCGCAAAGTTCGTATTGTTTTATTAAATCTGGATTATAAAGAACAGGAACACATTCGTATTGTGTAGGATCCTCTGTATTATATATTTTAATATAAACTAGATTATCGTTTCCGGAGGAATTTGTAACAGGCGGCACACCATCTGGAGCAAAATTAAGAACAGGTGGAGTACAAAGACCCGTCATAGTCGATATACAAACTCCACCATTTTGATAATTTACATTTTCACAATCAGCAACACATATAAATTCTGGTGGTTGCCATGCAGTATTTGGT